TGAACCATATGCGGCATATGTCATAATACCCGATGACAGTTTCTTAAGTTCTTCGTCGGGAACTTGGATGAATGGGCCATCTTCCATATCTCCCGTTGCCGACAACATCCCTGCGGTCGGATATGCCCCATCGAACACACCACTCAACTCCATGAGATAGCCGGGGGGCTTGGCGATGACATAACAAAGTTGTCCGTCATACTCGTAACCACGCAAGTGAGAACACTCACCACCAAAATATTCGTTGCCACAGATAGAGCAAATTTGCGTGCTATACCCGAACCCTATGGACACATCAAACAGTGTGCCATCCTCTATGTCAGCGATAATGGAGTCGGTTGAAATGCCATCTTTCTCTTTGCCTCGAACGATGTAAGTGTCGCCGTATAATGCCCACTTCTCACCTTCCACTTCATTGCTCCGGCGCAAAACAGCGTCAAAGGTTCGACCATAGACCAATGCCTTTTGAATACCTGCCCACGCATGGTCAAGCATAAAGGCGACTCCTGTTCGGGCATCGTTGCGGAACACTTCCAGTAAAGACTTATCCAGCTTGATACATCGCTCAGGAATCAGTGCATCCCCAATCATTTTGGTCGAAAATACAAAAACCTCGGATTTATCCAGAGGTCTTTTCGCTAGCGCATTTATCTTGTCCAGTTGCCCCTGAGTTGGGACTCCGTATTCACTCACTCATTTCTCACCACCTTTCTTGGATGATTCCGTTTATAAATGTGTAACGACCGTACTCGGTTTGGACGGATACGGTTCATGTTGCATCACAACCTGTCCGCAATTAACACAGCGCATGGTCATGTGCTTACCACCAGTGTCCTCAGAAATGCACTCCTGCACCCACTCATGCTTACAGGTTCTTAACGGGGCGCAACCCACGATTCTTTTGCTGTAATCCACCCGGCAGTTGGTTGCTATCACCTAGATCACCCCCTCCCGCTGAGAAGGATACACGTACTTGAGGACTAATTTCTCCCGCTGCTCTATCCACCTTAAGCATTTCCTTGGCCGCATAGTCAGCATCGCACCAGCCCATAAGCTGTGCAATCGCCCAGAATTGTTGCTGTAACAGGCGAACCTGCGCGCGTTGTTCCTCGTTTTCCCAATTGACGGGATTATGAGTGAACACTGGAACAGCCTGTATGCCTTTGACCCTCAACCATAAACGCGCAACTTCCTCAATTAACCGTTTGCTCCCGCGTTGCATTGATGCTATGCCATCCGTGAAAACCTTAAGAGTAATAGAACCCCATGATTCGGTTTCACCCGTAGAACCGACACGGTTGGTCACAATACCCATCTGTTTCGAGCCATTTAAAACTTGTACTGATACAAGTTCATCAATAGCACGAACGTCAAGACTCCGACCACCATTAGCACCCTGCGTCATGTTGATTTTAACATCGTCAAAATGGATGTAGTCGGAATCGGGTTCAACGGTGTCAAGCATAGACTTGATTCGGCTGTATTGCTCCGTCAGCCAATCTACCTGCTTCTTGGCATTTCCCTTCACATCAGGCGGCATAGATGCCATCATGCGTTCCATCACGATTTCAATATCGTTTCGAGGCCAACCCTGCCGATGCAAAACAGCCTGCAAGTCGCTCATAATCTGCAATTGAAAATCAATAGACTGCAACACAGGAGCCATCACAAGATTTCCACGGGGGTCGTCTATGTCGGGATCAGTCGGCACCCAAAAGAAATTCGCCTTGCCGGGTTCCAAGGACACTTTCTTGCCCACTTGTCCCTGCTGATAGGGAATATAAACCTGTCGCCCGTTGCGTTCCTCAAGTTCCCACTCGATTGTCTGCGGAATCACGGGATGCACGTCGATGATGTCAGTGCGTTCATCATTTACCTCAACTTCAACGGCTTGCGCCCCTAAGAAATATCCCGAATAATGGAGCATGTCTATCAAGCCATCAAGTCCTGCATTGGATATAGAGTTAACACGAGAAGCAAAGTCACGCCATTCTCGCTCTATATCTCGTAAACGATTCTTACGTTCCTTATCGTCAAGCGCATAAAAAGCCATCTCATGACCTTGATTTGCCATTCGCACAAAGTTCCAATTTGCCATTGACAAATCGGGAATCTTCTTACGAGCAAAATCCAAAGCCTGTGCTTCATCACCAATCATCCGCAAGGTTTCCAGCACATCGTTTGTCCGTGACCGATGCGGAGATAAGGTTCGCCTTCCCCATCCCCAAGTGCCACCAATAACTGTTTGACGGCCTGTTGGAGTAGAGGGTGCCCTTGTCCTTCTTGCCAATCTATCAAAAGGCCACAATCATTATCACCACCTTTCAAATATTACACATTACCAAATAAGCACTGTTGCGCTTGTGCTTGCTCTACTCTGCGCCTTGCTATCTCGCAGTATTCTTCGGATATATCAATTCCGCAGTAATTCCTGCCGTTGAGATAAGCCATTTTTGCAGTTGTGCCGCTACCAAGAAATGGGTCAAATACAATATCGCCTGGATTGCTCCATGAAATTATGTGGTCGTGTGCAAGCTGTTCTGGAAACGGTGCATTGTGTATGCTTTTGTCGTTTTTCCCAACGTCATACCAAAAAATATTTGGTGCTTGCTTGTATTCGTTTACAGTTGTCTTTTCATTTCTTAATCTTTCGGCATATGACATCTCTTTTGCCTTGCTTCCACCTCGGTTTCG